CCAGAGAGGTATGCTAATGCCATCACCAATCTCAAACAAGCAGGAAAACTCGACGACCCGGACCACTCCAGAGTGGTTATCGAGAAACCTTTTGGGCACGATTATAAATCTGCTGATAATCTATCAACTTTGGTTGCTAGACATCTACGCGAGAAACAAGTATATCGTATTGACCATTATCTTGGTAAAGATACTGTCGATAACATTCTTGCTACACGGTTTAGTAACATTTTGCTTGAACCACTATGGAACCGGCAATATATAGATGAAGTACAAATCTTTGCTACCGAAACTATCGGTTGTGAAGGTCGCAGTCAATACTATGAGACTGCTGGTGCCGTTCGTGATATGCTACAGAACCATATTCTACAGGTTTATTCCTTGATTGCCATGGAAGCACCATGTAGAATGGATGCTAGAGAAATCAGGCGGGAGAAGACTAAAGTTCTTGCCGCCACACGTTTAGGGGAGGACACAATCCTTGGACAATACAGCGGCTATCGTGATGAAGAGGGTGTTGATCCTAACAGTGGCACTCCTACCTTCGTTGCTGGTACTTTATACTGTGATAACTGGCGCTGGGAGGGGGTTCCTTTTCGCGTCCTGACTGGTAAGAAACTACCATACCAATGTGTAGAGGTAGTTATTAAACTCAAAACACCACCACTAAAACTATATGAGGGAGAGGTAAATGATAGGATTGTTATTCGTATTCAACCTAATCCCCACCTCGATATTCGGGTCGATATTAAGTCTCCCGGTCTGGATGATGGTCTGGAACTTGCAACACTTACTGTTGATTATCCATCTGATAGGTCCATCGATGGATACGAACGACTGCTATTCGATGCCATCAATGGAAACCAATCCCATTTCGTACACGCAGATGAAGTAATGGAGAGTTGGAGGATTGTTGATGACCTTCTTTGTACTGGAGAACTTTGTCCTATTCGTACAGTTCCTTACATCTATGTTGGTGGATGGGGTCCACAACATAAGACAGATAGAATTACTCAATGGGACTATCCAGCATGACACACGTTCAACTATTTGTCAGGCACACAATGGAGAACACATGGGCGCTAGGATTTATGTCCTTCGCCCTTGTTTTTGTACCAATTTTAGGTATGTGGGCGGTACATAAATATGGATGGGAACATTGGGAACCATTCTCTCGTCATGAATCTGATACTGAAACCACTGAATGATATTAATGACCCAACTTGGAGCATAATCATCAGTATAATTTTGCTTTTGATTGGCGTAGGATATGTAGTATATTGGATATTAAACTATGATCAAAAAAATTCTTAGTGTAGCAGCAGCACTTACACTTGCTACACCAGCATTAGCAAAAGACCCAGAAGTAAAACCATTTTCACTATCTGCTACTGGGTGTATGATTCTCAGGGAGTGTGTGGAGGATGTCAAACAAGTCTTCAGTTTACTTGATGTGTCTACTGAGTATGATAATCCTGAGCGTTTTACTTATGTTGCTAACGAGTTCAACTCCATGCTCGTTTATCTCAATCAGATCGGAATTGACGTGTTTTTAGCAGACCAAAGGTATTTTGCTGTAGGTGCCAGAGGACTATATCATTCTAAACACAATAGATTTTTCCTCAACAAAGCATTTATGGGTCGTCCCAGTGCTTTGATGGCGGTGATGAGACATGAAGGTTATCATGCCGCTCAAGATTGTATGGCAGGCACCATTGATAACAGTATGGTTGCTATCATTCAACCTGAAGAAAATGTACCAAAGTATTGGCAGAAAGTTGTGGAGGATACCTATCCTAAAGAAGCATGGCCTTGGGAGAAAGAAGCATTTTGGGCGGGACATACAGAAAATATGACAATGAATGCCCTACATGCCTGTGCTTCAGACACACCTATGTGGGAAGTTTACAAACCTACACCACTCACCCGTAAGTGGTTGGTGAAGAACGGGTATATTACTAAATAGCTATGGGTAAGTTTATACGCTCCATAATGGAAAAGAAAGACCACGATGGCTATCAGTGGTGGGATGAAGGACTATCAGCGGTAGTTCGTCTAATTATTTTGTTATGGGCAGCCAGTATATTAACCTTAAACTATGTAACCATTCCTGTATTCCCCAAGCAGGATAAAATCGATCCGACTTTCATCGCCAGCGTCTTTACTGGGACGTTAGCTACTTTTGGGGTTCTTCCTAGTAAGGATAAAAAGAAAAAGAAAGAGGATGACGACGATGCAAAATCTAGTTAACGTTATTGCTCTACTATCTGGACTGGTATCACTATCAGTTCTAGGTGGTGGAGCATATCTTTATGTCAACAAAGATGCTCTCATCGAAGATGCCAGAGCAAAAGCAACTGAAGCAATCACAGAAGCAATCACAGAGGCACTTCCTGGTATGGTAGATGCTGCTATGCCAGAGATTCCAGCACCAGCAGAACTACCCAAATCAACTGGTGGTGTGTTGCCTTTCTGACAGAACGGTGAGAGTTGTTAAATAGTAATGAAGTTTTATATCTAGACTATGGCTAGATCAGTACCTGCAAAAAGAAAAAATGATAATCAAGACAAGTTTTTCTTGTATGTGATTTTCTTTCATCTGTTTACTGCCGTCGCTAACATCTTTAAAGACTGATGCCTGATATTCGTGATGTGAAAGTTGAACCTATTCGGGAGATTGGTATTCCTCCAGTCAGAAGTATCTTTACTGGTCTTCCTGAACCAGTCATTACTGATGTATCACCACCGGTTACTGTTACTATAGGAACTCCTATTGTTAATGTGCCGGGGTGTGTAGAATACAATCCAAATGGTCCTGGGGTTGATAATGACCCCAACGGAAACAGGGTGATATGTGATGCCAATGTGCCATCATTTAATCCTATGGATTATGATCCTGATGAGATGGTGATGACTGGTCCACCAGAACCTATTCCTTCTTATGAGGGTGATACACCAGAAATACCAGTGACACCAACATTAGATATACCACCAGGAGCACCTCCTGCTACTGCTATTGTAAATCAGGAGGAGAAAGAAGAACCTGTAGAGGTAATCGAAGAACCATCATTTGTGGAAAAATACTTGCCGTCAGCGCAAGAAGTATCAACAACAGTTACTATTGCTGTCGCAGCAGCAACAGCAGCGGTGTTTGGTAAACCACTAGCAGAGTTGCTATTAAAACTTATCAAACCAGCAGTCAAGAAAATAATCAAGAAAGCACAAGATAAGATTGGTGTTAAGGAAGTGGTGCTCTCTGTTGCCGAGAGACGAAAATTGCAGAGGGATTTGAGGAAATAATCATATGACTGAATCATCAACCAACCTTGGACCTGGACTAAAGAGAATTCACGTTAATCAGAATAAGTTACGAGCAAGGGTGAAAGACCCAACTCGTACGGACCATTGCTACACTATAAAATTTAAAGGTAAAACTTACACTGCATATCAAGTGTTTATCGATGGGGAATCACGGTTAGTCGAAAGTATTGGAAAACCTTTAAGTTGTGGTGCCAGGTTATGGTTAGAGACGACTGCACCAATTAAAATGCAGATTTAGGAAGAGGAATAGAATGACGGTGTGGAGCAATCGCATTCTTATTCATCACTGTCACATCAGCACATAACTTTGCCATTTCTGTGCCAGGAGTGAACATAATCCCTTCTTTCATTAGATTTCCACAAGTCTTAAGTCTTGCCAGTTCAAAATCTAATCTCTTATTAGCAGTCAGTTGTTGCTGTAAAGCAATCTGTGTTGCTGCTGCTTGTTTACATTGTTCCTGTAGTTTTTTGTCTAGTGGTTTGGACCATGTAGCGGAGAATCCAACACCTAGACTATAGTTATCTTTCTGCCCTGTTCTAGTTCTTTTACTAAAAATAATATCACCGGGATTATCTAATACACCATCCTCATTTAGATCACTAACATCATATACAGGGTCATTATAGTATGGTTCATATGGTCTAGCAGCAGACACACTACCAGTTACATAAGGAGTGAAGTTTAGCGTAGGTCCCTGACACTGGATCCCACCGCCGTAAGTGTTTGTGATGTACGGACCCTGTAAAACCTGTATTGCCTGGTTAGTAACAGAACCTGAAGAGTTAGCAACAGGATTAGCTGTGGCGCTAACACCAC